AACCGGGGCGACGGAGACTGACCCCGATGACGACGCAACGATGTGGGGCGCGCATGCGTATGACCTCTACACGCGACGGGGTGGTGTAGGTTGAACGACATCATTCTCAAGGGCAAGGGAGTGTGGTATATGGACGAGGATGGCGTTATGCATCCGATGTCCTTTCCGCCTCGCGAATCTGCTCATAAAGAAATGTCGCACTTTTACATCAATTCGGTGACGGGTGAGCCGTTCAAGGAAATTCCAGCCGAGGAGCGTCATTGGCCGATGGAGAAAGTGACGCGTAAATTGGCAAAGGACATTATGCGACATGGTTTTCTTGACGAGACGGGTGTGAAAAGAAAGCCTGCGACTTTCAATTCAGCCTTTCAAATGGCGAAAGAAGTGCAGAACTCATCAGCACGCACTTTCAACAACACCAAACGCGACAACGGCGACGACTTTCACACCGTCCCTCTTCCGTTTCAAGAAGACGGTTCGTTGCACCCGGAATACATGACCAACCACTACGGAGCGCATCAATCGCGTCGCATACCCACGGTTGACCGACAAACGCGAGACGAACAAGGGCGACTCATCAATCTCAACACGAATAACAAACCACACAAAACGCTGGGTTTGCACCTTGAATCGCACGCTTTTCATCATGCCAACGAATTCAACGACGAAGTGGAGAAACGCGGCATTCAAACGGACATCGGTGCCAAGCAAAATGTGCTTGAACCCCAACACATCACGGGTGGCGTCACGCGTCGCTACTCGTCCAACGAGAAAGACCCGACTTCTAAACACAACACCACAATGCCGTCCTACTACAAGGACAGGCACGCACAGGAAGCGGCGTTCGGGCAGATACGCCCCGAAGACATCATTTCCGTTCTGCCCAACGATTTCTTCTATCCGTCTTCAAGCGGCAACATGTCAACGCGGATACGCGACTTGCTCATTGACGAAGGATACGACGATGAGACGGCATATCAAATGGCTCGCGCCCCCGTCAATCAATTGCTATACGGTTCGGGCGAAGACGGGCGACAGACCGGACTTCGTTTGGCGATGAAAGCGATGGCTGACAGGTTGAACATTCACAGCAACCCCGATGTGGAAAACATCTACACGCGGCAACTCCACGACATTGCCATGCAATTTGGCGGTGCGGACAAGGGGCGAACCAAAGCCGCGGCTGAAATTATGGCTATGCTAAAAACAGCAGAGGCTATGGGTATGGACCCGCGCGAATTGTCATCCAAACCACCTGCGCCTCAACGCGTTGTTGAAGGTTGGCAACAGCACGCTCAAGCCGTGGGCGGTAAGCCAATTGATATGGCCTCGTTAGGCGTGTCCGAGGAAATGCACAGCATGAGAGGCAAATTCAACGACAACCCAAAACACCTCTACGACTCTTTCCCAGCCCACTTGACCAGCGGCTCAATCGGTGCTGAACCACAAGAGAGAGACGACGACCCCGATGGCGGCGCACGACCTCCCGACGAAGAATTGTCCGTCTTACCACCTGCGCCCGAAGACGACCCTCAACCCCCACTTGGCGGGGGCTTCGCTGGCATCGGCGGTGGTGTGAGCGGCTTTGGCGGTGGTATTAGCGCAACAGACTTCCGAGGACCCGACGCGTTTGCTTATTCCGATGACGACCCAATGGGTGTCATTGCAACCATCATGGAGCGCGTGCAATTGCATGATGCTGGCGGGTCGCTTTTGAGAAAATACGACCCGTTGAGCGCGTTGGACATGGCGCGATTGGGTGATGAAGTGGGCGTTCCCAGCATCACGGTTCGCGCGATTGCCATGTCGCTCGGTGACTGGGGTGTCATAGCGAAATCTTTTAACACGACGCGCGATGTGGTTCGCGTTATCAAGAAGTCTTGCGGTGGTGCAATAAATGGTTGAACTTTGGGAAGTAGAATGGAACAGCAGTATGCTGAAACACGGACGCGATAACGGAACGATGGAATTTATTTTCGCAAAAGGTGGCACGCTGACCGATTTGAATTATGTCATGTTCGGCGCGCACGACGATACTTGGGAACCTCTCATCAAAGCCGTGGCAGAACGCGACAACTCACATCCCGACATCATCCGCAAGCAAGCGCAAGACCCAATGTTTGGTGTCAATCCTCAAACCTTCCAAGGTGCTGTGCCTGTCAACTTGGCTGGCGGACGGCAGACCGCCGCTACGGGACAAAAGGAGGCGCGAGACTTGTTGGCCGCGCAACGCGTCAACCAAGCGAACACTCGCGTTGAAGACGCACGAGCCGCAGGACAACAACCGCGAGGACGCGATTTGGCAACACGAGGTCAGCGCATGGCTGGTCTCGCTCAAGGTATTCGCAACATTGGGGCAGAAAAAGTCATGCCTGCCGCACAAGCAGGAGCGGACAAGTTGCAAGGAATGTCCGAGCGATTCAACGAAGGCGTGACAAATGTCGGCAATGCGATGGGGCGAGGGCTTGGTCAAGTCGGCAATGCGATGGGGCGAGGGCTTGGTCAAGCACGCGCGTTCATGGGACAAAAGGCCGGTCAAGCGGCTGACGCTTTCAGCCGCAAATTCCCCGGTGCAAAACAGCGCATGGGAGAATTCATGCAGGGCGCAGGTCGTCATCTCCGACATGGTCCGCGAGCGGCGGTTGGTCGCGGTCTTGAAAGGGCGCGAAACATGAGAGACCGATACCGACGCGACTCGTTGGAGAGCGGAGCCGGTATGAAGGACGAAGGTCTTAGCAGTCTCACTCAACTTGACGATGAAGAAGACCGCGCTAAATACATGTATCCGGGTCAAACCGAAGACCGCTTGAAAGACATAAATGAGCGAAGAGGTGCAACGCGAGCAAAAATGAGTGAACTTGACAACGAGTTGCGTAATCAAGAAACATACCGGTCACGCGTCGCTCGTCTTGCCGGTATGAAGACGCCCGAAGCGGAAGCACCGGAAGCACAACCGGATGTTCCTTTGCCGGAGCCGGAAGAAACGCGATTTGCAACCGAAGACCCAGCGGACCAAGCGGCCATCACCGACATTCCACAAGAGGACGAACAAACGCCATCCTTTGACGGAACAGGACCGGAGACTGAACCACCTCTCCCAGCAGGAGGCACGCCTACCTTTGACGGAGGCGAACCAGCGGCGGCAGGAGAGACCGCGACGGCCACACCGAAGAAACCGACCAAAGCAGACGATTTACAGTATTACGATGAAACGGTTGCGCCTCTTTTCACCGACGAAGAAAAGCAATACGGAGGCCGAGACATGAGACGCAAAATCGCGCAGACGCACCGCCGAGGCGGAGAGTTCTCACGAACCGATTTCCCAAAAAGCAAAATGGGCGACAATGTCGTGGCAATGTTGCAACGCGCGGGCATGACGATGGCCGAGGCAGTAGCAACTGCGCAAGACGCGGCTCAAGGCAACCCCCAAGCGAAGAAGAAAGTTGAAGCGGCAGTCGGTGGCGAACAAACGCCAACCTTTGATGAACAGCCGTTGCCTCCAACGGGACAGGAATTGGAGGATTTCGCGTTGAGTAGCGATAAACACGAAGCCTCTTGGGATTCGCTGTTGAAAGGATTGAACATTCGGTGATGTCGTGTGCAGTCGTCGCTGTCCCTTGAAGCAATTGAAGAGATTGACTTTGAGGTAGCGAAGCGCGATTTTAGATTCTTTTTTGAAGAGATACTTGGCTTTCAACTGTCGTGGCACCACGAGCAATGGTATAACAACCTTGAATCGCGCAAGCGGTATTGTGTCAAAGCCGCGCGTGACCACGGCAAATCAACGCTGTTTCTCGGCTACATGCTATGGAAGACGGCGTTCAACCCCAAGACGAAGGCCGTGTTGATTTCTCACAGCCTGCATCAGTCTATCCATCACATGCGCACCCTCAACGACTTGATTGACGGTGTGCCGTTCCTTGCAAAAATGAAAAAAGCGGACTCATGGTCAAAGACCTTCTTCGGTTTCAGCAACGGGTCCAACATCAGCGCAAAGTCGGTCGGTGGTGCTATTCGTGGTATCCACCCCGACCTCATTCTTTGCGACGACATTTTGTGGGGAACGACGGACACCGAACTTGCTCGCGTCGCTTCGTGGTTTTACGAAGTCCTTGTGCCGACACTTCACCACACTTCCAAATTGATGATTGTTGGAACGCCGTTTACACCAACTGACCTTTACACAGAGTTGGAAAGCAGGGAAGGCTATCTCGTTGAAACCTACCCTGCCATCAACACCAAAGGCGAGGCTCTTTGGCCGGAACGGTGGGACTTGGAATCGTTGGATGCTCGTCGCAACGACATGCCAGCCATTGCGTTTGCGCGCGAATACCTGTGCGAACCGATGGACGATGTGAGCAGTCTTTTCCCCTCAACCATTCTCCAAGCCTCCAAAGACTCAACGCTGAAATTGATTGAGCGTGAGGTAGGCGACCCCGATGACCAATACTTCATCGGCTGGGACCCTGCTATTTCGTCGGACCGCTCGGCTGACTATACCGTTATGGTCGTGCTTCGTCGCCCCTCCACCAATCCCGAACTGCTTGAATTGGTTCACGCGGTTCGCCGGAAGAATATGGATTTCCGAACGCAAATCACCGAGATTCAGCGGTTGAACGCGAAGTTCAACCCCGATGTCATAGAGTTGGAGGCGAACAACTTTCAGCGCGTGTTCGCAACAGAACTGCGCGCGGATACTGACCTTCCAATCAAGACTTTCATTTCCACACGCCAACGCCGCGAGTCGCTTCTCATGGGGTTGGTGTTGCGCTTTGAGAAAGAGCAAATTCGTCTGCCGTGGGGCGACGACCGCTCCCGAACGCTGATGTCCGAACTTGAGCGCGAACTGCTCATGTTCGGCATGAGTAAGAAGGGACGGCTTGACAGCATCGGTCGGCATGACGACTTTGCTATTGCTCTCGCGTTGGCTCATTGGGCCACCACGGAATTCCGTGAGCGCATTGTGGACTTGGATGAAATAATGGCGGGGTTGTTAGATTGACTGATTGTAATTGTGATTTATGCGTAGGAACGGATGCCGCGTTTGGCTACCTTGAGAAGAAGTTGTGTCCGGCTGGCAAAGCCGCGGCCAAGCGGAAGTTCAAGGTGTATCCGAGCGCGTATGCAAACGGATGGGCTGTTCAATACTGTCGCGGCAAGTTCAAAGGCAAGAAAAAGAAGGGAGGTAAAAAGAAATGAAACTCAAGAAAGACAAATGCTGTTGCGGTGGCACAAAAAAGACTCCGTGCGTTTGCATGATTGAAGGAAATCAATGTTCTGCAAAATCCCCCAAATGCCCATGCTATGCTTTGATGGACAAGCAAAAAACTGCTTTGAAAAAAATGGTGCGCGTGGTATGACGGTTGAGAAAAACTTGAACCGTTGGTTCAAGGAGAAGTGGGTGGATGTTTCACGCAAGAAGAAGGATGGCACACATCCTCCATGTGGACGGTCCAAAGCAAAGAAGGGTAGCAAGGGGTATCCTAAGTGTCGCCCGTCCGTCAAGGTATCAAGCAAAACGCCGAAGACATCCGGCTCTATGACAGAAGGTCAAAAGCGCGCGGCAACGAAACGCAAGCGTAGCAAAAAGCAGGGCGTGGGCGGAAAGCCCACCATCGTTAAAGCGATGGACGAGGCGTGGCTGTTCATGAAGGGGCGCGGCGATTATCCACCATGCCCTACTCCGGCCAAAGGCAAGTATCAAACTGCTCAAGAAGCGAAACAGGTTGCGGACTATCAATCGCAACAATCGGGGCGACCGATTTCAACATACCCATGCGTATGCGGGTATCATCATTTGACGAGGGGTTGATAACATGGATTGGTGGAATGTCCTTAAAGCGCGTGGTGCGGCTAAACGCCGAAAAGAAGACCAGCGTGATTTAGAAGAGTTCGCTGAACGACGCGATAAGCATTTTGCTGATGGCAAAGTTGGTCCTCGTAGTATGGTGAGCATTCGCGCACCGCAAGCATTGGCTGGTGTTCAGCATAAAAATATCAAATTCACAAATCCCGACGAAGTAAAAGAGGTTTCAATCAATCCAAACGCGACTTTTACATCCCGAAACGCAAACATCTCTCGTCAAATTCGCGACCAAGGGCGTGCGGAGAAAGAGCGAAACCGTAACCAAAATTTACAATCCCACTTTGAAGGTAGCGGCATCACAGGCGCGAGAAAATTGATGGGCGATGAAGGAGTTGAAGTCCATCTCCCGATAAGACAAGTGAAAAGACCCAAACACCCGTATGGTTTAGGTTCGTATGGAGGAGGGAGGTCTCCCAGCAGAGGGCAGTATAAGCACCCATCCGAAGCCTTCAACGCTAAAAACATCAAACGACTGGTGCAAGAAGGTTTCACACCTTCTCCGAATCAACTCTTACAATTGCCGGAAGGTCAACGAACAATGGAGGATATGTGATGACAGAATACGAATACATTTACCATGAAGAGCCGATAACAGCCGAAGAATTAGCAATGATGAACGACGAAGACATCGCGAAAGAGGTGTCGTTTTGCACATGTTGTTCACCGTTTGACATCGCGAACACGGTGTTGAAAGCGAAGAAAAAGAGCAAACCCTTCCACGGCTACAACCCAAACAAGCACAGTCGCAAAGGTGGGTTGAACGCGAAAGGTCGCGCCGCCGCGAAGCGGAAGAGTGGTGCGAATCTCAAGCCGCCGGTCACGACCAAACCGAGCAAACTCAAACCCGGCGGCAAGAAGGCCAAGCGCAGGAAGTCTTTTTGCGCGCGGATGAGTGGAGTCAAAGGACCAACGAGTAAGGGTGGTAAAATGACTCCAAAAGGCGCGGCGTTGAAGAGGTGGAATTGTTGAGCGGTATTTCCTCTTGGGTCTTCGTCAAGAACATGACGGACGGAGAATTAGAGGATGACTTCGCATATCAACTTCATCGGTCGCGTCTCACCGACAAATTGCCCCGAGAATCGGTTGAACAGTATCACCAAAGAATGGCGAACACCTGTCCATGCGGGAGCGGTCAAACGGCAGTCCCAAATGCTCATTTTGAAGAGCCGCGATGCATGACATGTATTCGCGAGCAAACGAGCAAGTTCATGAGTCAAATGTTTCAACAAGAGGAACAACCGACCATCCAAACCAACCCACGCCCCGACCAAAGAACGCATCCGTATTCGGCTGGCAGATATGACCAATACCCCTTCGGCTACGACTTTTCACAAAAGAACGCAGGTGAACCGATGGAGATTTCTTGGCGGCTTCTCAAGAAGGACCCGCGTATTGGGCGGACAAGGTGAAGTGGTGATGCCGAGCAAACATTACGATGTTTTCAAGCACAAAGTGCGAAAGAAGTTGCCGAAGCGCGTCCGTTTCGCTACGGTCTGCCGCAAGTGCAAAAAAGTGCGCGTGACACAACAATGCTTGACTTGTCAAATTGACGCGGCGTTAGCGTGGGGACAGGCTTGGTGAAGAAATGACTCTCATTGACCTTAACGACATCGCGACGATGCTGGCCTCACATCCTCTCGTCAAGACGGACATACGCGGTGCTTCATTCGGTGATGCACCAAAGCCAATCGCTGGCGGTGCAGGTCAATTGAGTGCTAATCCAATGCCACCCAAACCGAACGAAATTGAAGAGAGCGAGCAGAAAAAGAAAACGCAACAAATGGTAAGACAACAACTCAACCGTTCCCTCCCCGACGGCGGTTGGTTTCAGTCCATGTTTGGTCGCGGTGCGGGAGACTTGGTCAAAGACCTACGAATGGCGCGACGCGAAAATAAAGACATGCGCGAAGCCATTGATTATGCCATTGACGCTATTCGGATTGCGAAAAAGCAAGAAGTTGAGGCAACTCTTCAATCAATTGACTGGATTGGCAAGCACGAATCTACCGTCCGCAGTTTAGGAATTAGCGAGCGAGATTTGCTTGCTCTTCGCAAACATGGCAAAGCACGCGAATACGCACTTCGTCGGGCTTGCGTTCAATGGGAGAAGGCAAACGACATCATCAGCAAGTTGTTGTTGATTGACGGTGATTTCAACAAAGAGCAACGGCAGACATGGGTTGACGCGCAACAACTTAAAAAGAATTCAAAGAAGGAGTGGCGCAACACTTTGCATTCTGTTGATAACATCAAGAAAGGAGAGGCTATGTGGCTCACAAAAGCCGCAGACATTCTTGAGGCGCGCGGACCACTACCTTCAAATGAGATTTTTGCGAGCATGGGCGACGGTGTGAAACATTTATCCGCCGCGAAGTTGAGTTCGTTGTTCAAAATGCATGGCGTTGAATATGACATTGAGAAGGTTGGTATCAATTGGGGTATTGTTCGCAACGATGTCATTTTCAAGGATGTGTGGGCTTACGCCGCAGGTTTCCTTGACGCAGACGGTTACATCACCATCACGAAAAGGCTTGAGCCGCGCGCAGGATTTATTGCTACGGGCGAACGAGGCAAAATGCATTGCGAACAACTGCAAAAAGCGTTAGGTTGCGGTGTGCTACAAACGGATTTGAAAATTCACAAGAACAGCCGAAGAACGCAACACCGTCTTCAATTTTACAGCGAAAATGACCTACGCGCATTGATGAAAGGCATGCGTCCTCATCTGCGCATGAAGAAAGGTCAAGCAGGTGCTATTCTTGAATTACTTGATTTGCGCGGTAGAAAAAGCGACATTGTCAAATCTCGTCGCGATGACCTCTACCGTATCGTCAAATGGTTGAATTGGAAGGATGTTCCGGGCAAGCGAGAAGAATTGCTCAAGGAGTGGAACATTGATGAAGCGGGAGTTCATGCGATGTTCAGTCGGGATGGTGAAACCCTTCGTCTTCTTGACGACGCTAACCGACTTGTGGAGATGATTTGATGGCAGAAGAAAAGGGCTTAGTCGGGCGTTTTTTATCGTCGCTGACGCGTCCATTCAACCGACGCACGACCCCCGAACCAATCATGCCTCTATGGAAGGCGGGGATTCAAGAACCTGTTCTCGTCCAAGGCGTATCCATACCTGCTCTGTATTCAACGGTGCAAGAATCCATTATCCTCCGAACAACCATCAACACGCTTTGCCAAGAAATTTTCCGTCGCGGCTACTATTGGGAGAAAAAATTTCACAAGAAATGCAACAACTGCGAAGAAGAATATCAGCACGACACCGTGACTCAATGTCGCATCTGCGGAAACGAAGAATTTGAGACTCCCGACGCGGACCAAATCCTCTACCCGCGGTGGTTGATGAAACGGCGAAACAGTATGGACCAGTCTTTTATTGAGGTGATGAAGGAAATTGAGTGGGACTTGGACATCGTTGACGACGCGTTCCTGTTGCTCATCAAGGAGTATTTCATTGACCCGAAGAGTGGTGAAATTGAATTTTTCCGAATCAAAGAGTTGGTGCGTGGTGACCCAACTTTCATGCGCATTGTGGCTGACAAAACAGGCAAACGCGGGGGACGCTACTTACTTTGTCCTGTGCATCGCGATAAAACATATCCGCACAACGGCGACCACAGCAAATGCGATGTGTGTTCTCTTCCTCTCCAAGATGTCCACTACATCAACACCGCAGGTAGCGGCAAGACGCAGTATTACATTGACGGTGAAGTGTTGCACCTTTCAAAATTCAATCCGTCCAAGTTATACGGTCGCTCACCCGTCGCCAGCATGTGGCGACAGGCGCAATCGCTCACCGCGATGGACAACTACATTTACCTCGCGTATCAAAAACGACGCATACCTCGTGGTGTTCTCGCCATCACCACCGACAACATTCAATCCACCGCTTCGTTTTGGAAAGGCGCAGAAGAAAAAATGGAGCGCGACCCGCACTACATTCCTAAAGTTGGTGTTGAATCAGCATCGGGTCGTGGCAAAGTTGAGTTCGTTCGTTTCATGGACAGTCTTGACGAGATGCAATACGCGCAGGTTCGCGATGAAATCCGCATGCGCATAGCCGCTTTCTACGGTGTATCCAATGTTTTTATGATGGACGCTGGCAAATCCGGCGGACTCAACAACGAGGGGATGCAAATACTCGTGACCAACCGTGCTGTTGAGTCGGGACAAAAATTGTATTCTCGCGAGTTATTCCCGCGCCTTCTTGAGCAGATGGGCGTTCACGATTGGTCGCTCACGCTTTATCCGAATGAAGAAGAAGACGAAATTACGCGACTACGACGCGACGAACAGGAAGTCAACATCGCACAGCGTATGCAGGCTCTTGGGTTCCAGCCGGAATTGACCGAGGATGCTGGACGCGACATACGCTTTGTCTACAAGAAACCCGACCCACAAGAAGCCGCTATGCAACAACAGGCTGGCGGCGCGATGGGCGGCGGTATGCCACCCGGAGGAATGCCTCCCGGTGGCGGTATGCCTCCACCTATGCCGCCGGGGGGCGGCATACCTCCACAGGGTGGGGGTCCGATGATGCCACCGGGGGTGGGGCTTCCCCCCGGAGGTGGAGGGCCTTCTCCCGGTGGCGGTCAAATCATGATGATGGAGAAGGCTATTGGTCTCGGCGAAGGAACAGGTCAACGCGACCGTGGTCCCGCCCCCATCAGTTCCGAAACGCATCAATCCGGCGCGCCTTCAACAAAAAAGAATCAACGCGGCGCGAAGAAAACGCCCATTGAGGAAGCACTTGATAGCGTTCAAGCGGCAAAAGACCCGACCGCGAAACAAAAAGAAAGCGGCTTCCAATAGGTTAAAGGGGTGATGTGTCCTCGTCGGACGCATGAGCCTGCTCGCGAAGATGGACCCAATGGTGCGCAAGTTGGAGACCGCTATGTCGGAATTCAAAGTCGCGCTTGCAAATAACGACCTCGTATCTGCTGAACAATTTTTACGCAGTATCAACGCGACCGCAGACTTCCTCGCTGACGATGTGACCGCGATTTACAAATCTCAAACAGGCGGCGACAAAGTGTTAGGCGTCAACGACCGATTTGCAGGTGGCTTCCCTGTTGCTCAATTCAACAGCACTCAAGGAGTCATCGCAAAGAGCGACCGACCGATGGGCTACATCGGTCCCGACCGCATCGGTGGATACTTCAAGAAGCAAGGACAGGTGTGAGCGTGTCCGAGGAAGCCGGAGACGCTATGTTGCTGATGAAAGCACTCATCAGCAAAATGGAGACGATGGACGCTGAAATTCAAACCATGCGAAAAAGCATGAACACACCGGAACTGTTGCTTAAGCGCGCAGGTTTTGTTCGCACCAACACTCCTGCAAACGAGGATGTTTGGGGCGACCCATTACGCGGCGAACGCGATTCGGTTATCAGCAAAGCCGCCGCCGCGATTGATGACGCAGGCATGGCTATGCCCGAAACGAACGAAGCATGGCACGACATGTCATGGGATGATATTCATGCGATGGCGAACACCGCCGCGGAAGTTGAAGGAAGGAGGATTGACCAATGAAGCCAATGAAGGTTGAAGCAGGACAACACGCGCCCGATATTGACGAACTCATCAAGCAGGCCAACGAGTTGATTGAGAAGGCCGAGGCCAAAGGCAAGCAGTTGGGGTCAAAGACCGGCGACTCGTTTGAAAGCGTTCGTGGTGTTGACAAAGTTCGTCCCGGCACTTATTGGACGAACCAGCAACAGATTGAGGTTGAGGATGTCAAGAACACCGGCGCGAAGAAAGAGGAAGCAAAACTCAAGACACATGCCGGATGGCCGAATGTTGTTGAGATGCGCGAGAACAAGGCTGGCGACCCATCCGATAAAAATCCCGAAGGAGCATACAATCTCACCGACTTTTATTGAGGTGAGAAAGTGCGTGAGGATGCAGTAGCGTATAACGCGCGAGTTGTCCAAGAGTTTGTAGAGGCTGTTTTTCTCAAGGCTGATGCAAGAAACGAAGCCGTCAATGTCATTCTAAGTGCGCAAAACATGCGCAACTACGGTCATGACGCTTCTTACTATGAAGGGCAAGCGCAGGCTTACCTCGCTAAAGCGAAAGTCAACTTGGGTTTGAATGTCCCAGCGCGACAAACGGCGCAGGCAATTTCTCGCCGTGACACCAGCATGGAGCGCGCGCCTCCGCGCCATTTCAAAGCACGGCAAATTTTCAACGAGGAAATGTTGTTGGAAGCGTTGGAGGCTCATCAACGCGGCGACGATAGCATGTTGAACAGACTGGCTCGCAAAACGATGGGGTGGCGCGCTGACACCATTCCGAACAGGAAAGAACGCACGGTGAGAGACGAGGCGACAGGACGCGAGTTGCACCAAGACATCGCGGGTCGCCATCACAAATTTGAGACCCTGCAACTCTACCCACCGCACAGCAAAAGAGTTTCGTTTGGCGAACCGATGTTCCAAAAAATGAAGCGATACCTCTACAAAACCGAAGACGAAACATTTGGCAAAAACGCGCGCCTTCTTGATGGAAAGATGAGGCATGTTGCGAAAGGTCTCCACGCTGATTTGAGAAAACCTCACCAATTCACCAAGTGGGACGGTTCTAACGCGAACCTTCTCGCGTTTTACGGAAAAGGCTACAATCAATTTCTTGACACCATGAGAAAGAAATACGGTCAGCAGGCTCCTCTTTTGCAAAGTAAGCAACTACCGAAAGTCTACCTGCTCATCAAGAATTGGATAAACGAAGGTCTTGATGAGAAAACGGTGATGAATGAAATCATCAACGATGACGCTTCGGGCTTGCGTAGAGAGGGTCGCAAGGGTATGACGCCCGCGGAGTCTCTACGCGACCTTGCGGAGAACGACCCGCAAATTGAAAGCAAACGAACCGGCCTCATTCCCTATCTTTTCGGCACTTACATGCTCCCGCCGGAACAAAATTTTGAGATGTGCAAGTGGTTGCTCAAACAAGCGGGTGGTCTTGGCACCGACGCCGACTTGGGAAAAATTTTGGGCGTGCCAGCAGAAGACGCGCGTGGTTTCATGTCGCATCACAGCATGCTGATGGGGAGTGTGCTGAACAGAATGTATGCGGGTGGTCCGCAATCGCGCGGCCACACACAAGTCGTTGGCAATCGCCGCCTCAAAAAAGTGGCCGACGAAAATGAAGAAGGTCGTAAGGCGCGCTTGGATAAGTTGCGTGAAGGTTTGAACAACGGAAGCGAATGGCACAACATTGAAGACGAAACGCTTCTGCAAGCCTTGTCGGGCGTTGACATGAAGGACATCGCTGAACGCTTTGCGGACAGAACAGGTCGCATCGTTGTCAATGAAGGTGGGCAATACCCGGAGATTGATGGCGACTACATCTACATGGACGAAGAATTGCCCGACTTGAAGCGTCTACATCAAGGAGGTTTCTTTGAGGAAGACGAGGACATCTACCAAGAATTATGCGACCGCACCGTGAACGCGTTTGGCGATTTTGAAAAGAGTGCTGGTTTGCGCGAGGGGTTGCACGGCTACCTCTACACGCACGATGTCAAAGACGATTTTGAAGTCAACGAAGAACCCGTCGTTGAGAAGACCGCTAAAGGTCTGCTGATGGACGGTTTGGGACATCATGGCAACGCCCACGGCGAACAGGGTGACATCAACAACTTGTTCCACGAAGCAATGCCGAATGTGTTGTTCAAGGAGATGGATGAGCGCACCTTCCTTCCTGCGCGTCGGAGAGATGAGAACAAACGCAGAACTCGCGCCACGACCGAACAGACGAACACTTACGAGCCGAGCGGCGACCAAGAGTTGGACGAGCAAACGCTGGCCCAACTGCGTCAAGACCTCGGAGACTCGCCGGACTTGGACGAGCAGGTTGCTCGTTTCAAATCCGGCAAGCCCGTGGTCGTTGAGCGCGACCGTCTGCAAGACCCAATGAGTGCGACATTGGAGATACTACCCAAAGGCGACGCGCAAGAATTTGCAGGGGATATGCCAAACCCACGCATACCCGCGACCAGCAGTCTTCACTCTTTCCTCGCACCTTTCAGCGACCACATCACGCGAGGCTCCGTAGAACCGGAAGAGAAGGGCATGGACTTGGTCGGCTTCACCAGTCTTGAGAGTATGCCTAAGTCGCGGCACGATGTGACGCACGCGACACCCAAGCGTAACCTACGAGCGACCCACACCCACGCTCGCAACAGTAACAGTCGTAATTTGACGAAATCAAGACAAATGCCCGACTCCGATTTGCGCAACATTCTTCACACCAAGAAAGACGAATTGACGCAAGAACAGCAGATGGTCCTCATGTCGCTCGCAATGGGTGCGCACCACGATTTGAGCATTCACGACGATGACGCGTTGGACTTCTTTGAGGAATTAAGCAAGCCGGAGAACGATGGAAGGCGCGTTGAGATGTTGAAAAATAGGTTGCACCACGACCCCATCGGCTACGGTCGCAAAAATCCTCAACTCTTCAACGACCTGTTTGAAGAAGAAACCACCCCGCGCTTTGCTATTTACGACGCTGATGAATGGAAGAAGTGGAACGACAGCGAGAAGTTGCTCCACCTTCAACACAACCCCATGCCGGAGGCTGTCACTCATGGCATCAAGACAAAAAACCGCTTGCTCAATTCTCTGTTGGAACTTGACAACATCTACCAAAACGCCGGACCGCGACAGAAAGAGCAACGCAAGGCTGAACTTGCGCGACTTATCAACGAAGGTAAAATTGAGGAAGGCACTCATGTCGGTTTGCGAGAACGACATGACGAGGACGAAGGCGTTTCTTTGCAGGGATTGGTGGTGGCACCAACACCCGCTCACATCTACAAACGAAAAGCCGCGAAAGTGCAACGCGCTTTGACTTTGGCTCAACGCGCGGGAGACGAAGAAGAAACAGAACGGTTGAGTCAAACGCTGTCAGCCATGAACAGCAACGCGCCCGTGGAAAGTGCTGGACAGGAGACGCAGAAGAACATGGAGCGATATTTGACAAACATGTTTGAGTCGCACAGGAACACAAAGACGCTGTTCAACATGTTGCGTAAGGGTGTTGAGAAACACATCCCGAACGCGTATAACAAAGGCACCAACGCGGACCATGACATGACCGCTTACACCATGCGCATTGCTGAAATGTTGCAATCGCTTGGACCAACCGCGAGAGCCAAGTTGATGACGACAAAGAACAACCTCTTCTACAACGGCAAGCGTTTCACTCTCGGCGAACTGTTCAGCGAAGAAGAAAAAAGAAGCATCATTGATTTGTCGTCCCAGCGCGAAGTTCATGAAGCCAACGAATCCTTCGCCAGTCATCTCAAGGACGAACATTTTGAAGGTCGTCAACCAACGGCCTACAAAGCCGCGCTTTCCGTAGCGCAAGGTGCTGGGGGCAAAAAAGCCAATGCGCGCTCAACTACCATCTACGAAAAGGTCATGGCCGAAGTTGAGAAGGCGGCAGAAGAACAGGGCATCACTTTTGCCGAAGCGTTCGCCGCGCGTTATTATCCACATCAGCGGTCGGGAGAGCGATACAAATACAAGAATCGCGCACTTCAAGCGAAGCCCCTTGAGGGATACCCCAACTTTGCCAATGTCAACAACGAAGAGTTGCGACAGCAATTGGTTGCTTCTTTTAGGAACATCAAGAGCGGCAACTTGGGTGGTATGCACCGTTCAGCCGAAGCACAGCGAGAAGGGCTTCTCCACGGTGGCGACACCGTAAAGGTCGTCAACGCAAAGAGGCAAGAGAAGGACATCAACATCTATCAAGAGCGCGAGGCTATTCGCGAGGTCATGAACCATTATCTGCAAGAGACGGGCAAAGGTAGCGATGTCGCAATGGACTTCAGCACGGTCGCGCGAGGTTTCCGAGGCAATGTTGCCATGACAGCAAAGAAAATGATGAACTTCGCCGACCCCAAGTCGCTGTTGAACTTTGGGTTAGCAACGGGTGACACCACCAAAACAGGCTCGGCCACGGTGTTGACGGGAGGCAAACAGGCTGTTGGCACGAGCGGTGGCGACTTTGCTCATGCCTCCCCCTATCCCGTCAACGCGTCAAGAGAAAATCAATTTCACTTCGGCTTGCCTTCCAAGTCCACCCACACCTTCAACGAAGACGCAATGGCTGATGGTTTTCTCATCATTGAAGACGACAACGCCCACGCTTACAACCCCATGCCCACCACGCAAAGCGTCATGAATCGCGACCCTATGCGTCATGTAAACCGGGACTTGAAGCCTCTCAACATAAACGACCGGCAACACATCAACTACGCCGAGTTCGCGCAAGGTATGGAGCCGAACCCCAACATTCGCGTGGGTCAGCAAATACAGAACATCATGGCCCATCCAACACAGCAGGAGACGCCGGTCACGCTCAACGACGACATCATGCAGTATTCTCTTTCCCTCCGACTCAACGCGTTGATGGATGACACGCTCTTCATGAAGGACGACGGTCGCCCACCTCCTGTCAAGTTCATGCATCGCATTTTTGACTTGGAAGACATGCAACACTTGCGCGGCTTCACGGGCGATTGGGTCATCTCGCTCTACCCACAAGGCGAACATGTCATTGCGACGAGGAAAGGTAAAAAGTTCACAGCGTATGGGGCAGAAGGAGAAGTGAAGTTGGATGAGGCGATTGTGGAAGAGGTGGACAAAGTCTACGAAAAGGACTTCACGGTTCACGCGATTCTTCATGATGGAATAATGACCGTTCTTGACTTGCTCAAGACGGCAGACGAAGACACGCACAACATGCCGACCAAGGACCGCATCCGTCATCTACGCGCTCAATACGAATCCAGCGAACACATCAAAATGCCCGAACCTATCAACACCAAGCGTAGCGATGACGAAGGGTTGCAAACCGCGGTTGACGGTTTGTTAAAAGAAAATGAAGAGGACATCCTACTACGCGACGCTAACGCGACTTACATGAAAGGTGAACCTCGGCATCCGAAGTGGGTGTTGCTCACCAAGGAGAAGGTCGTGGATGTCGTCATACTCTCTGTCTCCGGCACAACTTACGGCATCGGTGTTGGTCCGCTCATGCACCCGGAACACTACGGGAAGCGCGCGCAACAAGTTGGCGATGAACACTACATGAATGTAGGAAGCGCAAAAGGACCGCGTGGATTGAAGGTCGGCGACTTCGCAACGGTGCGTTGCACCGGCGTTTCGGTGACAAAGAAAGAACATCCACTCTACCGAATCCGTGCGGCGAAAATCACCGACAACGAACCGTTTGCCGCAAACAGCGTGGAGACGCTGGCTATCATGGCAGGCGACCATAATGTTCCGCAGAAGGTGTCTGTGAAGAAAGGAAACATCGTGGTGTCGTTCCCTGCATTTGACGATGAAGTTATTTGCAAAACGCGTGAGGAAGAGGGTCTTTGGACCATTGAACCTCACTCTTCGCTATGGGGCAACGAATACCTCGTCAAGTTGGCTCGCGACCAAGAGCCGTATTGGGAAGCATCAGCCGCGCTGTTGCTGTTGAAAGAAAAAACCGAAGAGCCGGAATACGATGAGGTCGTCCCCGAACCGCCAGCAGGTCACAGCAAGAAACCAAAGAAAGTGTTGGAAGAGGAAGAAGAAGTCATCAAGCGCGGGCTTGAATTGTTGGAGCGTGGTTTGGAACAACTAACGAAGGAGAAAACGACCAGCACCGGAATTCAAGGGTTGGGTATTGGTTACGCGACTTATGACGAGTCTCCTCGCGGCCCGACTGAAAACATTCGCGACGACACCATGCCGGACTTTGACCCTCAAGCGCGAAGAGATGATGAGTTGAAACCCGCTACGGCCAAGAAAACCAAGCGACTGCGAAGCACCGAAGGTGAAGAAGCAACGCTGGAAGAGGACGGGGTAATCGCGGTTGAGAAGAGTTCCTTTCATATAGGATGAAAAGAAGTCGGGTGAGCAATGGCGATTCTCGCGGCACCTGCTTCGTCCTCCGACCCCATCATTTTGAAGGGGATTGGTAACGACTTGGTTGTCGCTGGATACGCGTCAGTTGAGATGGTTGACAAGCAAGGCGACCTCATCACACGCGGAGCATTGAAAGACGCGTTTGGCAAATTTATGAAAGCCGATGGCTTTCGCAATGTGCAACTTGCTCACTCTAACATTCAAGTCGGGAGCGTCATCCCTTCCTACACCGACTCATCGGGTCGTTTGTGGAAGTCGGAAGTTGACGACACCGGCATGTTCGTCGTCATCAAGTTGCGCGGCGACATTGAGAAGGCACGCGAAGTGGCTTCGGAAATCCGCAAGGGGAGCCTGCGCTCGTTCTCCATCGGCGGTCAAGCATTTGAGCGCGTCAACAAGAGCGACCAAACGCGCGGCGACTACCGCGAAATCCGTCGCATGGAACTCCACGAGGTTACGATTTGTGAGAAGGGTATCAACCCGGAAGCACAATTTCGCATACTCAAGGAGGATACCGGTGAGAATATGACCAACACGATGAGCGAACTACAAAGCGTGCTTGAGCGTCTTTCAAAGAAATTAGAGGACGATGACAAGGACAAAGAAGAAAAAGACGCAGGCATGATGGACGATGAAAAGCCCAAGAAGAAAACGATGCCTCGTTCACTTGACCCCGACGGTGATGGTGACCCCGGTCCATTCGGCGACGACGACGACGACGAAGACGACGAAAACGAAGACATGATGTATGCCGACGACGACGAAGACAAAAAGGAGAAGAAAGACATGAAAAAAGGAGATGACATGATTACGAGCGACTACCTAATGTGGCTTGAGCAGACTGCAAAGAGCGCAGGGTATGACCCGAACGCCGCTCGCGACCACTTCGGCAAGGGCTACGGACCACAAGAAACATCGTTTGACATGCGCGGACAGGGTTCCCTTGAAGGTGCTGGCGAAGACGATTCCGGCAAGCGTCCACAACCCAACTTCGGCTCTGCCCCAACAGGCAACAAGAATGTCATCAAGTCCGACTATCTCAACGCCGCGAATGTTTCGCAGTCCGAGATTGAGTCCGCTTACGAGGTGTTCAAAGCCGCGGCTACCGAGCAACAATTCAAGGCTGACTTGAACAGCCACTTCACCGAACGCTTCCTCAAGGAGCAAAAGGCCGAGGAGAACGAAATTGCAAAGTCCAACTTTGATGCTCGCGCTCCAATGGTTGAGTTGCAGAAGGCAGTCCTTGCCCTCAACGACCGGATTGACAATGTTTCGTCCGGCTCTTCTACGATTGCAAAGTCCGCCGCGACTGCAAGCGTAACCATTCCCGACACCGCCGAACTTGCAAACATGTCGTGGGACGATGTCCACCGACTTGCAGGAAAAGCGTTGAACGGAGGTGAATACTGATGGCACGAAATTATGTGAGAACTGTTCAAGACATGGAGCGTTACTACTACGGTGGGGCTTCTCAAACCGGATACACCTACGGGTCAAGCGACATTTTGAAGGCTGACAGCCCTCTCATGTCCAGCACCGCGGGAACCTACCAAGCAATCTACGGTCGCAAAGTGTGGTCGCAGTTGAACCAAGAGTTCAACGCGTTCTCCATTCTGCCAAAGAAGCCGTGGGAGCGAAGTGGATGGCGTATCCTCACGGAGCGCGCTTCCTTTACCAAGGGCGGTGGCATCGCGGAGAACGGCGTTCTTCCCGACACCAGCCGACCCGAATTCTTGCATGTGGCCGCAAAGCCCAAGACTGTCGCGCACACTTTTGACTTGTCCGAAGTGAGCATGTTCCTTTCCGACAAGGACGACGGTATGGGCGATGTCCGCCAAGTCTTGAAGGAAGAGATGGGTAAGCACCACGCTGAACACATCAACCGCATGCTCTTGCAGGACATTGACACCCCAGCCGGAAACGACTTTGAGTCGCTTGACCGACTTGTGTCCGACCCCGACAAGATGACAATCGGAACAGCGCATGTAAGCGCAACCACGGACCACGACATCTACTCCATCACTCGCGATGGTTCCGCCGCTTTCCACAGCGCAGAAGTTGATGTTGCCTCCTCTAACCGCAACCTGTCCCTCAATCAAATGGACGGATTGTTCCAGCAACTTTGGACTCGTGGTGGTAACCCGAAGGTTATGCTTACGGGCTACGACACTTTGATGCGCGTTCAGCAGTTGCTCCAATCCCAACAGCGATTCATGGACAGCAAGCGAATTACGCCTACCTACAACGGCGTGAAGGGTGTCCCCGGTCTTGAGGCTGGGTTCATCGTCGCAACCTACAACGGCGTTCCAATGATTCCAACCAAGGACATGCCCGACGAAGGCGCAAGCAGTCTGTCGCGCATCTACTACTTGGACACGGACTACTTGTGGTTCCAAACTGCAATCCCAACCCAATACTACGAAAGCGGTATTGAGACTGGCGACCCATTCGCGATTAACCGTCTTGGACAAGAGGGGCTTTACCGAACAATGGGCGAACTTTGGTGTTCGTTCTTTGGCGCAAGCGGGAGCATTCGCGACCTACAATGAGGTGATGAAATATGGTAGCAATAACACACAGAGGAATTACTTACACGAGTAGCGCAGGCGGCGTTGATGTTCTCGCAGACTTGCCAATGCAAGGCGGCGTTGACCAAGATGAGACGCTTTGGATGGGCGCGTCCTATCCCGGCTCTCTCGCTTCTTTTGAGCCACAACAAACCGACCGAGCAAACAGGTTCAACCCACGATTGGTTGTTGTTCATTGGTCAACAGCGACGGACAATGCCACATTGACCCTCTCCGGTCAAGTCAGCGAAATCCTGCATGCTTCTTGCCAATGGAGTGAATCCAACGCCGCACCGGGTCTTTCCCAGCACGCGTCAAGTGGCGTTCTCATCAACGATGGTTCCCACTTCTTGACGAGTGAGTCAGTCGCCGCTGTTGACACAGTTGACGCAACAACTCAATTCAGCGTTGGAGACTTCGTTCTTAACGCAGAAGGAGCAATTGTTGGAACGCTGACCGCGCTAACCGCAACGGAAATCACTCTTGCCGGAAACGCGACCGTTCAAATGAACGATGACGCGCCTTTGCACAAGAGGACTCCTTTGGTCTTGAAGAACACTTCGGGAACAACTGAATCCGTGACCTTGCTTCTGCTTTTGGCTTGAGGTGCTTTCTTTGCCTACAATTACCTACAAAGGTTCACGACGCGCTGGCGCGAACTGTGGACGCTTAGGATGGTGGATTTGGGGTGAGACTCGCGAAGTGTCGGCTGGATGGCTTGACGCCAACCGCGCGGCTGTTGACGGACCGGAATTTGTCATCACAGGACACACCTTTGAGGTTGAGACTGTGGACGAAGGCAACGACGGTCTACCCGACATGGGTTGGACGAAAGGCGACATCCTCTCGTGGATGGAAGAGAACAGCGTTGAAGGCGCGTCCTCTCTCAAAACAAAGGCGAAGTTGCTCGCGTTAATTGACGCGCACCTTAACCCGCCCGAAGAGTCTTTAACCGATGGCGAAGAAGCAGAAACAACAGGAGATGAATGATATGGCATTTGTAAGCGATAACCGACCCCACACATTGGGCGACTTGATTGTGATTACCGGAACCGTCGCGAACGGCGACCAAGACGCCGAATTGGGTGCTTTCCTCACGGAAATCCTCATGGTGACGGCTGTTTCCAACGCCGCCGCCGCCGGTGGCGCACCTTTGGCCGCTTCAATTGATACGACTTCCGCGACCAAAGTCCGCTTTGCGGACCCCGGCGCGAGCGGTGGTCGTTTGATGGTCTTCGGCAAGCGATGAGGTGATTCACCTTGTCCGATACCAAAGTGTTTGAGTTCACGCCTAACGAGGCTTGTGAAACAGGCGCGGCTGTTGCGGGTGGAGTCCAACAGGTGCTTGATGCTTATACTCAAAGCAAGACCGTTGAGAGTATAACATCATATACCATGCAGGGCAACTTATATGTCGTAGTCGTCACCTCATGAGGGTGAGCGACATGGACCTACAACAACTGCGAAGGCTTGAGAAACAAGGCTGGCGTAAGGCTGAAGAGTCAATGGTTAAGACCGATGAGCGCGATAAGTTGAAAGGTGTTGTCAAGCGTCAAAACATGAAGACGCGCAATATCCGAGACATCGTGAACATCGGTAGTGGCACACGCTGTCGCTTTTGCGGTATGCTACACTTTTGCTACCTTGAGCGATGCGGTGCTTGTAAGAAACCTATGGACTACAATCTCGGTAAAACAGAAGAGGTGATATGATGAACCCAATGGAGATGTCTTGGTTGTTATTGAAAGATGAACCGTTGC